AGGATTTTTAGATAAATCTACACTACTAATTTGATTGTGAATAATACGCAATCGTTGTAGATTAGGGAATGCTTCTATACCTCTGATATTACTGATATTCATATTATCTAATATCTCAATTGTAGTTACATTTGCGATTGGTGCAGTTCTTATTCTACCATCCAATACAAAATCGTATCCTCTATCTATTAGTGCCTGTTCAAATCTACTATCAGGTACACTCACATACTCCGGCAATGCCGATAGTGTTGGTGGTGGTGTTGTTACAACAGGTCCAGGTACAAATGTTGTTGGTGGTGGTGTTGTAGGCGATGATGGTATAGTAGGTATAGATACTATTGGAGCTGGTGGAGGTGTATCATCCAAAGTTCTGAAATTTCGTTCATTACCATAAACTATACCCTTTGAGTTTATACAATATGCTCTAATATAGTATGTTGAATTAGGTATCAGTTCATTTACATCTACCATATATCCACCCAAACCATTTCCTACTGTAAGTTTTCTATCTGAAATTGTAGGTGTTTTCTCTCTACTAATTACTACACCTCTTTCAGTTACGGGTGTATTACCTTCGTTTGTAACCTCACCACCAATTCTTGCACTCCTAAATGAGATATTCCCAATATCGTTGGTAGATATTTTTGCAAATGTATAATCTAATGTTGAGAAATTTACTTCATCACCATATACAATACCTGCTTCATTCTGCGTATATGCTCTTGCGTAGTATTTAGTATTTACTTCTAATTTAGTAACTACAATCTTATACTCTCCCAAATCCGTAACCGATGATTTGAATTTCATATCATCAATAGTTGGGTTTTGTGATTTGGATAAAACTATCCCACGTTCCTTTAACTCACCTCTACCTAAATCTTTTACATTCCCACTTAATGTTGCTACATTTAATCCAATATCCGTTACTGAATTTGTTTGGATTGTAGGTAGTTTATAATCTAATGTTGAAAAACTGATTTCTTTACCATAGGATGTACCCATAGCATTTGTAGCAAAGGCACGAACATTGTACTTTGTACCTGCTTTTAGTTTGATTACAACTAAATCAAATAAACCCATCCCATTACCCGTATTGAATGTGCTATCGGTAGTTGTTGGTGTTGGGTTAGTACTAATACAGAATCCACGCTTTAATATGGGCGTTTCGCCATCATCTGTGATATTACCATATAGTTTTACCGATGTAAGAGTTATATTGCCTAAACTATCGGTAGTTAAAGTTGGTAAAAGATAATCTCCCGTTGTAAAATTCTTCAATTCACCATAAGCAGTACCATATTTGTTTTTGGCGTATGCTTTATAGTAATAAGTTTTATTGGGGGTTAGTTTGGTTAGTTGTGATTTGAATATTGTAATATTCGTATCTAATTTAATGGTATTACCATATCCATTCACATCTGCATTACTTGCATAAATAAACCCACGTTCAATTGTAGGTGAATATGCAACATCTTGTACTTTACCTACAACAAATGCAGATTTTAGTGTAACATTGATTGCATCCTCTGTGAATACAGATGGTGGAGTATCAATTATTGTTGGTTGTAGTGCTTCTTCCTTTGCACAACCTAATAATAGGAAAATACCTATTAGAGTGATTTGTAACTTTTTCATATTTAACTTTTAGATTTTATTTAACAAATATACAACATTTATTTTATATTTCCTAACATTTTTTACTTTTTTATTTTATGGTTGCGTGTGTGGGGTTCGAACCCACTTGGCTTTCCTTATGAGAGATAGCTCTTTTCCACCAAGCCACGCAATATGGGGTGTTTAATGGGATTCGAACCCATACTATCAGTACCACAAACTGACGTGCTGACCATTAACACTATAAACAACGAGGTGAATATTGGATTCGAACCAATGTAAATGCTTTTGCAGAGCACTCCCTAACCACTCGGACAATTCACCATAATGTAGTTCCATAGAGACTCGAACTCCAACTTTGACATCCGTAGTGTCAGGTGCTATCCATTACACCATAGAACCATTGCACGTCCTGAAAGATTCGAACTTTCATCTGCGGTTTTGGAGACCGATATGCTACCATTGCACCAAAGACATGTATTTATTTCCAAAGTAAAAAATTACCTTCAAAAAATTTTCCAACCTTTATCTAAAAGTTGAAAAAGTGTAGAGAAAATAGGACTCGAACCTATAACCCCCGACGTATCAGGTCGGTGCTCTAACCAATTGAGCTATATCTCTGTGTAGGGTGAGCGAGACTCGAACTCACAGCCTCTTGCTCCCAAAGCAAGTAATCTAACCATTGATATACCACCCTATATTGTGAACCCGTTGGGAATCGAACCCAAAACCCCTACATTAAAAGTGTAGTGCTCTACCAATTGAGCTACGAGTTCATTGGTGGAGCAGACAGGTATCGAACCTGTTCCTCTGGATTTTCAGTCCAGCGCAATGAACCTCATCTGCCACTACTCCCCAAGTCCGATTTTGATATGTAGCATCGGGAACTACCTGTGTCCATAGTAGGATTCGAACCTACACAATCTGGTTTCTAAAACCAGCACGGTTGCCAATTACGTCATACGGACATCTATTGTAGTGAGTGAGGGACTCGAACCCCCAACATCCGCCATGTAAAGACGGCGCTCTACCAATTGAGCTAACCCACTATTTCACCATTATGTCAAAGAACTTATTCTTGCGTTGATGGTAGGATTCGAACCTACGACCAATAGATTAACAGTCTACTGCGCTACCACTGCGCCACATCAACTTATTTTTAAACATAAAAAAACCCCTAACTTTTTGAGTCAGGGGTTGTTTTAATTTAAGTATGTAGTTTGGTTTTATCCCAAGTCTACATCGTTTAATATTGTTGCCCCTAACTGATTTTTAATTCCTTTCGAACTAAAATCACACACGCGATTGCCTGCCCACATCAAATTTGATGTCGGTTGATAAGCTATCGTATGTAGGTTAAGAGTTTTCATTTTCTTTTTTCTTTTAATATATATAACTTTTTTTTATTTTAAGTTAAAAATAGTAATATTGGTTATTATTTTATAATTTAAATTTTGGAGCGGAGAGATGGAATCGAACCACCTCATTGTACAGGAATGTACACATGCTACCGGAACACTTTCTCCGCTTATGGAGCGAAACAAAGGAATTGAACCCCCTCCTCCGACCTGGACGGCCGATGTGCTACCATTACACCAATCTCGCTTATATTATTACGGATGAGAATACTCACGTAAAAGAACCAGCTTTCGTTGGATTATTGTTTCCCAACTTTTCCACTATCTTTTGGATAGTACCGATTCAATGCGGGTTAGTTAAGCCAACCACTCATAAAGTTACAAACTACTCTCTCTTTACTCCGCTTCTTCTACTCTGCCGAACAGATTCACACTTGCGGTGTTAGAAGTTTTTCGAAAGAATCACAGACCTCTTGCGGAGGTATCGTGGCAAGGAACAACTCCCTACTATGTACGCACCTTTCGTTTGCAACTGACGAACACTTTTGCTCTTTTTGTTTATAGTTTGCACTAACCGGCAAATTGAGTTTGGTTTGTAGATGGTTTCAAGTAGTGGTTCGCCAACCTGCTCCGTTATCTTTTGAACAACAGAATACTGAACTACTCGATGTGTTATCCCTAACACCATACTTTAAGTTTGCTTCATAACTCCTACCTTGGTAGGTGAAGAGTAAGGATAATAACGACACCACTCGTACTTTATCTTACCTTTCGGTTTTAAGCAAACTCTAATATTGAATCACGCAATTGTTGAAAGGGATTAAGTTTCAGTTTCTCGCAATAACTCTATGGATTATTCTTATTGGTGTTCCCACCTCAACTGAACTATCTACTTTAGCCCAGTCATTTCACCACCCTCTTTACAGTGTTACCCTCAATACTAAAGGTGAAATGATATTCCACTTGCCTACTCAAGCTCCTTTCGAAGCCGCAAATCACTTAAACCAAATGATTCACTTTATCCTACTTTCGTAGTTTATTTCACGACCATAGGCGGCCGATGTACACTATGTAGAACTAGTCTACTATGTGCTTATATTTTAAAGAACATTTTTAATTTGATTAACCGAGTATCTTTCATCACCTATTGGTCTCAAATCTATAATACAAATATACGAAACTTTTTCCATATATCAAAATTATTTTTACTTTTTTTTTGTTGGATGAGTAGTGGGATGGTATTTCTACCTCTCGGGTCCTCTTAACACCGGACTTCTCCACACCGGCATACTAACCTCATTTTCTATAATACAAATATACGAAACTTTTTTCATATATCCAAATGATTTCTCATTTATTTTTGGTTGCGGGAGACAGAATCGAACTATCGTAGACCTGGCTTATGAGACCGGTGGGAAACCAACATCCTCCCCGCGATTTATTATGATACAAATATACGAAACTTTTTTCATATATCCAAATGATTTCTCATTTATTTTTTGTGGAGATGTTGGGATTCGAACCCAAGTCCAAATAAGTTTCTAATGTAAATCGTTCACAAGTTTATTCAATTTTTCTAAACTGAAAAAATATAGAGTTTCTATTTTGCCATTGCCACTCTCAAATGTGGAAGATTCACTTTAATAGGTAGAACCTCAAACGAGACCTTAAATTGTTCACTTCTTTTTAAGTCCCACGAGTGATGCGGGATTGATTAGGCAGCTACTGCGTAATCGAATGAGTTCATCCATGCCATAGCATCTTCGAACGTCATTGTAGATAATTCTACGTTTGCACTTATTGTTTGATAGGTCTTCAAAGGTTTCCATCTAACCTTACTTGCATCAATACAACCAGTCTTCATACCTGTCAAAAGCCGGTCATCCCCATATTTCAAATAACGTTTACAAATATACGAAACTTTTTTCGTAATTCCAAATTATATATATCTTTTTTTTTATTTTACGTTCCGCTTTGATAATTGAAAATTGAATGCTACTGTCATTCTTTCATCATCGGATGGTTCTACATAGTGTGGTAGGTACGATGGGAAGAAAACTATTTTACCTTTCGTTGGTAAAACTTTGTGTTTAAGACCCCTATCACAAAATACGGTATGTGCATTTGAATCATTCAAATACCAAACTCCAGAAAGTATATTGTTAGCATGGCTATGGTATTCTTGATACTTTCCCGCCGTATAATAATTCCACCACATATTATATTCATAAATAAAATTATCACCAAATCCATTGTAAGGTGGTGTAGTTTTAACTATTTCTATAACATTATCTATTATTTGATTATGCTCTTTAGTACCATATAATAGTTTGCTTTCATAATTAAAAGATGAATACACACCGCCATCCCAATCAATTGGAGTATCGTATTTGGTATCATCTTTTATATCTTCCCTAATACCATCGGTTAAAGAATCTGGAACTTCTATATAATTTTCAAATATTCTTATTGGAAAAATATCAATACTTTGCATATCTAATCTTTTAAGTTTATTATAACTTTTTTAAAAATCGTATAAACCAGCAACTGATTTAATATTACAATCTGAATTAAATGATATAATAGTTTTTACTATATTACTTTCCACATTTGGTGCTCTATGTAAAATGAAACTTGGGAATGTTAAAACATCACCTTCATTTACATCTAACTCTATAATCTCTTTTTGGTTCATTGGATTTAAAAGTTGCGTTTTAGGGGCCCCTTCTGGTAAATCTAAATAATAAACATTGGTAAATTGGCAATTTAAGTGAACATGCCAACCATGCTCTGAACCTTTTTTGTATTGTTGAAACCATACATTATGTATGTTCATTTCATTATAACCCAATTCTAAAAATCTGTTTTGCATTAATGCCACAATAGGAGGCATTGCAATTTTTGTGTATTCTCTTTCAATATCTCTACTAATATTCCAATCAGTTCTCGTTATATCAGTATAATCTTCTGCGTATGTATAACGATTTGATTCAGCATCATTAATTAAATCTAAAACATCTTCCTTTATTAAATCATGCTCCGATAGTTTGGAAATGATATATGGACATTCAATCCCTTTAATCATAATTTAATTTTCAAAATTTAAAATAACATTTCCAGCTGCTACTATTCTTTCTTTTGTAGATGTAGGTGCTAGAGATGGTAGATGTTCCAAATTTGCATCAAATGCATAGATGTATCCTTCTTCTGGAAAAAATGTATGTGTTATACTATGGTCTTTATCATCTCTAAAAAACAATTTACCTTCTGGTCCTTTACAATTATTAGGAACTTGTACATAATATACCCAAGTCCAATCTGTAAATGTATCGAAATCTGGATGAAATTTTAAATGATTGTGATAATGTGCTTCCTTTAATTCGGGTACTGCTATGTATATCCAAGTTCTTTGGTATCCACTTAAATACTTTTCATTATTTAACTCCGTAAAAAAATCTCTTACTTTATTATAACACAATGAAAACATATTACGTGTCTCATCACCACATAGAGTTTGGCCATCCATTTGTAAACCAGGTGCTCTCATACGAGTATCATTGAATCTCTTATCTGGCATCCACAAATCCCTATCAATTTGGACTTCAGTAATAACCTTTTTATTATCAATACCACTTATAGGTATTTTGTAAATTTTATGATTTAAAAAACCAATTTCTTCGTAACTAATCATAACTTATTATTCTCCTATTTCATACTTTTTAATGCTCTTGCAGTTGCTATCCATTTTTTAGCAATTGGATTTGTTATTGGTTGTGCTAAAAATCTAGATGCTGCTTTTGTTACATCACCATGCTTAACGCCCTTTACTGAATTATCAACAATTGAAAATTTATATCCACCAAATAATTGTTGGAACTTACCAAGATTTTCTTGAACATCTTTCCAAGTCTTTGAAACTAGTTCATCCGATAATGTTCTTGCTCTTTTTCTATTATTTTCTTTTGCTACTTCCAAAGATGTATTTACAAATACCATATAACAATCATACCCCAACTCTTCTGCGTGTCCTTTTTGTTTAGCTATTTTACTATAATCATGTCCAGTTCCATCAATAATCATTCCCAATCTACCAGCCTCATAGAAATCTTTTAATTGTTTTGTTATACCTTTAGCCACATTACGCATCGAATCTGGTGCGTTTCCTTGTATCTTATCCCACAATTGAGGGTCTTCCTTCTCAATTTTTGATAAATCTTTTGGACTGATGCCATTCTTTTTTAATTCAGCTTCAAATGCAGCATCTGAATTAACTACTTTTAAACCAGCCGGTGCGAATTTTGTATAATCAGATACACCAAATATTTCTTTTGCCATATAACCCTTACCACTACCGGCTCCACCTGCTAAAAATACACACTTAAAGATACCAGGGTCATCAACACCCTCTGCAATCATTTGCTCTTGCAACTTTTGCTTTGTTCTTTGTAAGTATATACTTAACGTAGATAGTTCATCTACCGCTTCGTTCAATAAATGTTTAGACATAGTTTAATTGTTTATATAGTATAAATATATATTTTTTTTAAATATGTGTCCAAATTTGCCTTTTAACTATCTTACGAACATTGGTAGTTGATACTCCATTGTTTCTTGCAATTACTTTCAAATTACGATGTCCTATTTCCCATAGGTGTCTGATAGATATAACCTGTACATCCGTTAGTTTGTGGTTTGGATGTTGTTCGCCTTTTAACATTTATTAAAGTCCTACATTTTCCCAATTCGAATTGATGAACCCAGCATCCCTACCAACGGCAACTGCCATAGCACGTGCGTTTTCGGGCTCACCCTTTGAATTGTTGTTGATTAAAATTCTTTCTTCTCGTCCGATACCCATTACGATTTGGTGATAACGAATACCTGCGGTTTCCATTTGTTGTTTAGTGATTAGTTCCAAGTTCCACGGCCTAGCAGTAGTTAATACAATGTGATGTCCGGCTTCATACCATTCATTCATTTTCTCCGCAACACCTGGTAAAACATTTACCACATTTGGATTTAAATCTTCAAAACGAACTTGCTCAATCAAAGTCCCATCTATATCACTAAAAATTGTTTTGTAATTTTGTTCTCTTTTCATATCTTTTTAATGTTTAACTCTCACTACTCTATAAAGGTAAGCAAAAAAATTCACATTTCCTAATTTTTAACCATTTATTTTACAAATAATTTACACCCCATACGCCGTATGCTGCAGTTCCATCAATGATGTTTCCTCTACTATGTTTGGCAGGAGAGTCACGAGAAGCGGCTTTCATTAAATCACCTTTCTTAATTGGTACTCCTTTGTATTCACCTTCGTAACGAGAGATAAAACCCCACACCGAGCCATCCTTAATCAATTTAATAAATTTAGTACCAACTCGCATCTCTAATACTGGCACAGTTAAGTTTGATAAACTAGTTGCGTAGTATTCTGCAATTTCTAAATTAACTTTGGCAATAAATGCGTCAACGATTGGGTTATTGTAGTTTTTCATATCTTTGTTGTTTTATGTTTAACTCTTATTACTCTATAAAGATAGGTAAAAGTTTTCACATTTCCTAGTCTTTTCTAAAAAACTTTTCATAAGTTTCTAAAAAAATAAATTCAGCTAAACACACTACTGAAAATACAATGATGATTGAAACCATCCAAATATCTTTTGCTATTCTATACATATTATTATGTTCTAAAGTGTGCTCCGTTTGATGCCCATCCTTTGGAGTGATTACTATATGTTGGACGGGGGGTGTAAGCAAATGAACCTGCTGCCATTCGAGAGGTATTACCAATCGCATCCCAATCTGATTCCCATTTATCAGGCAATACACCCTCTGTTATATAAAAAGATTGAGAATCACCAATAATTCCCATAGGGTTAATATCCTTTTTAGCAACCTTACGGAAGATATTCTTACGATTTTCTTTATCTACTTCGATGAATAGAACTGAACGAGCTTTGACCTTACAAACTTTAAGGAATTTAGTTCCCTTTTTACCATCTTTGGAAACTACTACGTGAACCATTTGACCTATTAAATTTTCCATATCTTTATCGTTTTGTTATATAGTAAAGATAAGTAAAATAAATTAAAAAGTCAAGCGTTTTGTAAATTATTTTTTAGGTTTTTTTATTGCTGCAAATGCCGTCTTATATGCGGGTGATGTTTTATCGTAACCCAATGCAGTTTTAACTTTAATGTTTCTACCTGTTTCTGGATTCTTTATTCTCTTATCTAATGCACCTACCGGTATCATAGATGATAATTTTTTAATATTGGCTTGTTGTTTTTCTGCACCGGCTTTTGTTCCACTTTGTGCTTTTTTTCCAGTCTTAAACATCATCGTTTTTTCTTTATCTCTAAAATTAGAGTACGCTTGGCCTATTTGATTTGGGTGAAACTTACCTATGTTTTCCTCACCACCTTCTCTAAAAATTAAATGTGCATTTCCTTTTGTATCCTTACCACCATATATAACAGAATCTTGGTTATACTTTTTTACAATATGTTCCATAAATTCTTTTGGTGCACCTGGTATAAACAAAGTTTCTTCTACTGCGTCTACCAATTTATCAGATGGGCACTTTGCATATGGTATGGCTGAATCTTGACACTCTCTCCAATGTCCACTTACTTTAAAAAACCCTAAACCCCTTTTTCTGCAATCCGCTTCTAATTGTTTATTTAATTTTTTATTTTCAGCAGGTGTATTGGCGTAACGATATGCACTTGCCATTCCCCAACTAGGAACTTTTTTATCTACCACGTGTTGATATGCCCGTGCTAATGATGCTTCGTCTAATTTATGAAATTTTTCCATTCTATATTATTATACTAATAAATATAATAAATTATTATTTTACCTACCAAAACCGATTTTACCCTTTTGGATTTCTGTTTTGAATTGTTCTGTGTTGATGTTGTAGATGTCAGCTAATGTCATTCCTTCCGTTACTACATTATCCATACCCAAATGTTTAATAAGAATATTAGTATCATCTACATTTAGTTTATCAAACTTATGTTCCGCAATCAATCTACCTTTTCTTAATAGAGCAGAATCAATCTTCTCCTTATCCATATTGAATGTTGCAATAATACTAATGTTTAGAATATCACCCAATATACCATCGGTTAAATTAAGAATGTTGGATACACCAGTAGATGAGTGTGAATTATTCCTATCACCAATAATCTTTTCAGCATCCTCAATCACCAAAATACAATCTTTATTATCCATTAAGAATGGAACAAAATCAGGATTCACAATACTCTCTGCCAAAATTGGTGGTAAAAATAATACCTTTCTCTTCATATGATTTGCCAACCATTTGATGTATGTAGTTTTACCCGTACCTGGTAATCCGTGTAGTAGAACTAATCTACCTCGTTGTTCCTTTTTGGATGTAAGTGCGGTTACAATTGAATCGTTTATCTTAACAAAATCCTTACCATAGTTTAATTCTAAATCAATCTTTGGTTTTGGTAATTTAAACTCTTCCGTTTCAAACCCATAGGATGTTGCTTTCAATAAATGTATCTTACCCTCTTTATTTTGTTTGGATAGTTTTGTAACATCATTTAATATAATGTTCTTTAATACATCGTTTGAACAAGTGTATGCAAATGATAATCTATATTGATTTTTCTTTATTGATTTTGCCTCTGGTTCTATATAATCAGGTTCCTCAAAGAAATCACCTGAAATCTCCGATACATTTATTAAAATTAAATCCATACCATCAAGCCTCTTTTCGTAAGTTGAATTACGTTTTGAATCCTTTGTTGATATAAAATACTCCGATTGCTGAATTTGATTAAATCCTGCATTTTCTATTAATGCTAAAACCTTCTTATCAAATTTTATATCATTTGAAAACTTTGTGGTGTTATACAATTTACCAGTCTTTAAGGCAATGTATTTGCCCATAGAAAAGTCATCACCATGTCCTGCCGTATATAATTTCTCTAATTCTGTGTTCATTACCAAAAGTTTTTAGCTATTTCCGTACTTGGTTCTATTGTAGTATGGTGTTCAATTCCCTTATTATACTCTCTTGCATTTTTTGGATACTCTCTGATTGGATGTTTTAATCGTTTCATCAAATCTTTCTTCTCACGTTTATCTTGTGGTATCAACTGAATGTATCTATGTTTTGGTGGTTCTTCTCTTCTCCAAAATTCAGTATATCCATCTTTACCAATTTCTCTACGAAGATGTTCCAAATTACCACTTCCCCATTTAGTAAATACACTTCTACTATGTATCCATTTGTATGGGTCTTTTTGGATTGAGATACCATAATTTGGCATTAGTGCAATATCAGTATTTAATCCTTGATAAATCCAATTGGTTGCTTGGTATATTCCACCCAAATGTTCCTGTCCATTATCAGCGTATGAGAGCAAAACTTTGATTGCCTTATCATTTTCCTTCAACCACTTAAAAGATTGCCCTAAAGCAAAACTCTCAATGTTAGAACCATACCCATCATCGCAATATAAACGAGTCAATTCTAAAATATTATCTTTAGTCAAACCATCGCATACAGATGTAGGTGCTTTAGCTCCAACTGGAAACCCATAGATTAAACAACCTATCAGTTTTTCTGCATCACCCAAAGCATTTTCAGTATCCGTTTTATAGAATATACCCAACGAATATCTACAAGCAGTCCAAGCGTGAGTATAGTGTTTCTTTACAATAATTTCTTTTGCAATAGATGTACTAATCTCCCTAACGGATACTTTGGTTGTATCACAATAATTTTTGTTAGCTTCTTTCAATTGGTTCTAATTTATATATTTCATCAACATGCTCTTCACTTTCTTTTGGATATGGGAAAGTTTCATGCTTTAAGGATTTAATTAATTGCTTTCTAACCTTTTTATCTTTAGTTAGGAAATACACATAACGATGTTTTTGCGGTTCTCGTTTAATCCAAAATGGCGATGTTACCATTGTTTGTATTTTCTTTGGGTCATTAGTACCATAATATGGAAATATAGTTCTACCATGTTGCCACTCATCTATTTCACTCCACTTAAAACTCCAACTATCACTCCACCTAATTTTGTTACCTTGATAAATCCAATTAGTAGCTTGGTAAATAGTTCCTTTGTGTCCAACCTTTGGGTCTGAATATGAAATTAGTGCTCTAATCTTTGGTGTATTATCTCGTAACCATTGAAATGTTTGTGCTACAAACCAACTCTCTATATTAGAACCATATCCATCAAATACAAATAAACGAGTCAATTCTAATACTGTATCTCTATCCAACATATCGGAAATAGATGCTCCGGTATTTCTACCAATAGGGTCACCATAACAAGCTACACCTATTAGCTTTTCATTTACTCCACTAAAAAATTGATGCTCATCCTCTGATTGATAAAACAAACCCAATGCATAGGATACCTTTGTCCATATACCACTATAATGGTTATTTACAATAATATCCTTTGCAACGGATTTGTTCACAGGTCTAACTATGAGTTTGGATGTATTACAATACTCCTTACCTTCTACTTTCATAGTTACAAAGATAATAAAACTTTTTTATATAACCTAATTTTTTACTACAAACTTTCGTTTATAGCGTTTACATATGCAACTTTTGAAGATACACCAGCGAATCTTTGTACTTCCTTACCATCTTTTTCAATAATTACAGTAGGAACTGAACGGATATTATATTTAGTTGCTAATTCAAATGCTTCATCTACATCATATTCTTCAAACTTAACACCACTAACGGATTGTTTAACTTCTTCAAAAATTGGTTTTAGAGTTTTGCATGGTCCACACCAGCTAGCTGAAAATTTCTTTACACTAATCATTTTTATCTTCCTTCTTTATTTTGTTTTTCTTTAAATTCATCATATGCATCCAATAATGCATCTACTACTGGATGTCTGTGATTTGTTAATAGAGTTTGTGAATCCATATCTTTAATCTTTTTTGCTGCAGTTACTAAAAACTTAAATCCACTTTCTCCTTTATACTTTAAATCTACTTGTTGTGAATCACCACAAACAACCATTTTACTTCTTAATCCCAAACGAGATGTAATCATTTCCATCTGGTCGTTTGTACAATTCTGTGCTTCATCTACAATAATAAATGAATCCAAAAATGTTCTACCTCTCATAAATGCCAAAGGTACAATTTCCACTTGTCCGTTTTCTAAAATCTTATCAATCTTTTCTTTATTATATAGTTGATAAAAATTAGAATAAACAGGTTGCATCCAAGGTTCCATTTTCTCTCTCAAATCACCAGGTAAGAAACCAATCTCTTCTTTACTTACCGTTGGGCGAGTGATGATGATTTTGTGAACCGTCTTTTTAAATAACATATCCAATGCTACTTGGCAGGCAAGTAGTGTTTTACCACTACCTGCTTTACCACTTAATATTGTAATTGCGTTATTTAGGATTTTTTCCTTTGCTTCTTTTTGTTCTTCGTTAAGTTGAATTTGAAATTTAATTGGTCCTTTCGGCTTCTCAATAATTTCTTCTTTTATCTTTTCGGTCAATTCTTTGTTTTTATTTGATACATTCTCACCCATAACATTATTGTTTAGTTTATCCTTCACACGAAACACAATCAGGGTCCATTGCTCTTGCCGCAATATCTCCTCTTAATACTGATTCTGTTCTCATATAGTATAGAGTTTTTACACCCTCTTTCCATGCTTCCATAGTAACCTGATTAATCCACTTTGGTTCTGCGGTTGCAGGGAATGCTAAATTAAGAGAAACAGCCTGGTCTATATATTGTTGTCTAACACCAGCTTGCTTTACTAAATCTAATTGGTTTATTTCCTTAAATGTTTTAAATACATCTTTAACTGAACTACATTTATGCATATGGTCTTCAGTAGTTACTTCGTTACATTGAACTAATTTACCTTCAAAGAAACACCACTCATCCAAGAAATCTAAATCTTGTACAGAGCCACCATCTGCAAGGATTTTATCCCATACCTCTTTGGTGTTTTTGGTCATCTTTCTTAACACTCTTTCTAACTCTGGGTTCTTACGAATGAATGTTCCTTTTGATGTCTGCTCTGTAAATACATTTGCTGCCCAAGGTTCAATACCACTACTAACATTACCACTCAATTTAGAGTTTGATACTGTTGGTGCCACTGCTCTCAAATGTGTATTACGGAAACCAGTATCTCTACACCACAATGGCTCACCATACTCTGCTCCCATATCTCTACTTGCTCTTTCACTCTCAATTTTCATTTGAGAGAAAATCTTACGAGTTTCAAATTGTGCTGGCAAACCTTCAAATGGAATACCCTTTTGTTGTAGGTATGTATGCCACCCTAATACACCCAACCCTAATGCTCTTCCTTTTACTGCTGAACGAACTGAATTATCAAATCCAACTAAACCTTTAGCTCTTTGTATAAACTCTTCTAATACACCATCTAAAAACATAGTAGCAGTATATACTAAATCAGTATTTTTCCACTCATCGTATTTAGCAAGATTGAGTGATGAAAGGCAACATACGAATGAATGGGATTCGTCAGTATGTAATACAATCTCACTACAAATGTTTGTCATATACACCTTCAAACCATTCTTTTTATATGCTTCTGGGTTTTGTTTGTTTACATTACCCTTATACATAATATATGGTTCACCCGTTGCTTTTCTTTTTTGTAATAACTTACCCCATTTTCTACGAGCTTCGGTTTCACCATCCTGCAACTTACGCATAAACTTATCACCCACTACTGCACATTGGTGCATATTTAATGATTGACGATTCACATCGCCCTTTGGTTCTCTAATCTCCAACCAATCCTCAAAATCTTTATGCTCAATGTTCATATTTACCGAAGCTGCGCCTCTACGAACTGAACCTTGATTTGTAGCAAGTATAGTTGAATCATAAATTTTACAGAATGGAACTACACCATCCGATGTACCATTACCAGTAATCTTTGCACCAGCTGGTCTGATTTGGTTTATACCAATACCAACACCACCACCATGCTTTGCTAACAACATTAGTTCTAAATTCTTTGAACCAATCTCATAGATACTATCACCTACATCAATACCAAAGCATGAAATTGGTAATCCCCTATCTGTACCCGTGTTCGATAATACGGGTGTTGCTAAACATAACCACCCTTTCCAAATGTAATCAAAAAACTTTGTAGCCAATTGAGGTTTACCCAATCGTTGTGCTACCTTTGTAGATACACGCCAATACGCATCCTTTGGTTTTTCACCATCTTGTAAGTAACCTTTAGATATAGTCTTTACATATATCTCATTATTTCCCCATTGTGGGAAGTCTACATCAACTTCCCAACCAAATTCTTCTCCGTAATTTCTCATAATTTAATTAAAATATATCTCCCCAATCTTCCCCTTCACCTGCTTTTGAATAATCCGTTGGTCTCATTGCAAAGAAATCAGTATGTGTTACTCCACCTGTAAGATGGTAGAACCAATCTAATTCACTTGCTTTCTTTTCATTGTATTGAAAATAATCATCTCCACCTACGAATGGATTGTAACCTAATTCTCCTAACTTTTCATTGATTCGTTTTGTAATGAAGTGTTTTAAATCATCTTTTTTAAGATTTTCTAAATCACCTCTTTCAAATATCTTATCAATATACTTATGTTCCAAACCTTGCATTATATGTGCTGCTTCATATATAGAAGATTTTGCTTCTTCTAACAATTCAGGATACTCATCACACATATGTCTGAATAATTGACAACCCATTTTAGAATGTAGTGATTCATCTCTTACACTCCACTTCATTTGTTGTCCAATTCCTTTCAATAGATTTCTCATTTGGAAAGAATATAGAACTGCAAATGAAGAGTATAGTGCTACACCTTCTGCAAATGCTGAAAAGATTGCTAATGAACGTGCTACCTCTTTTCTTGCAATTGAGTTTGTTCTTATGTCTTCTGGTGTCCAATCTGCCGTAGTTTGTGTTAGCATCTCAAATCTTGCTCTCATTGCATCATCGTGTAAGAATCCTTCAAAATCATCTAACCCCAATGTTTCATTTAAGTAAGAATATGCTACTGCGTGGATTGTTTCTTGTGAACCAAACAACATAGCCATTTGTCTTATTTCATGCTTTGGAAACCATTTAGTAACCATCCCTGTCCAATAATCGGAAACCGCACATTCTGTTTGAGCAAAGCCCAAAAGAATATTTCCAACTAAATTCTTTTCAGCAGGTGATAGATTTTCGTTCCAATCTTTAACATCACCTTGCATCGGTATTTCCGTATGTAACCAAAACGCTTGAGCTTGTAGTAACCAACCTTCCGTATAATAAACAGGGTATTCAAATGGTTTATATGCTACCCTTTCTGTAAATAATTTGCTCATAGTTTTTTATCCAATTTTAATTTTAGGTATAGATAAGTATTGTATATATCCCCTTTTCAACCCAACTTTTCATAGGATTTTTCTATGTAAGTGTGGTAGTATTTTAGGATATTATCCCATATCAGTTGGCATCGTTTCCAAGTACTTTTTGTGTAATAATTTCTTTTCAATCTGAACTCCGTTATTACTTTCTTTGGTTGCCATAATACCATTTGATGATTGAGCATCGTATATTTCTATCTCACCTTTCATCGTATCCATCTTTGTTGGGAACGTTAAACCATCTGGTCCAAATCTGTTTTTCATCACGTGAACCCTTGCAGTATTTGCCAACTTATCTTTATCCTTACGAGATACACTCATAATAAAATCGGCTGTCATTACTTTAGCGTAACTATCTGCAATTGAATCTGCGTGGATTACTTCATCTTCTAATGCACCTCTATTGGTTTGTGATGCTGTCCAAATTGGAACACCAACTTCACCACCCATACCACGCAGTTCCTCATACACTCCACCTAATTCTGCATATAAACCATCACGTTTGTTTACAGGTTTAAGTAAATCCGCATAATCAACAATGATAAGATGTGGGATAAAACCAGTTGCTCTCAACTTATCTATATGTGCCTTCATAGTTTTAACACTCGCACCTCTGTTTGGATAATTTTTAATCATCAAACGAGATGTATAGTTTTTCAACTTACGTTGGATTTCCTCTTTGTTGTTCTTTAAATCAGCTAAAGGAATACCTGTATAGATTGTATCGTATCTACACCCCACATAGTTCTCACTTAACTCCAAACTATAATGCAAAACATTAAAACCCATTGCTACTGCATCTGCACCCAACTTACATAACAACCAAGTTTTACCAATACCCGATGGTGCTACTACAACACCTAACTCACCAGGTCCTAAACCACCATCCATTAACTCATTGATTGGTTTCCAACCGGTAGGTACGGAATTTCTCTTTACATCTTCTAAACGATATAGAATATCTAAAAAGTAATCGTGTCCTAAATTGTTTTCTAAACCAGCTCTTAATGCATCCTGAATGATTGTTCCTACTTCATCGTACTTACCACTTTGTAATAAGTCTACGGATTGGAAAATTGCAGATTTAAGTTTTTGTCTTTTACAAAATTGTAGATATTCTTTCTTAACAAAATCAGCATCAGGTGAACCAAATAAATCGTAGATTTGTTGTAATCTATCTACAATCATTTTCTTCTGCGCATCTGTTTCTATTGTACTCAATTTAACTTTGAATACATCCAATGTAGGTGCAGCATTACTTGTTTGATTATAGGATACAATTTCTCCAACTATCCATCTATCTGCTTCTGTTTCAAAAAAATCTTTTTTGGTTATATCTGAAACTTGATTTAAGAAAGGTTGGGATTCCAATAATGATGCAACTACTTTAGCTTGGTACGATTGTCCGAACTTTTGTAGATTATCTATTGCTTCCATTATTTTTTATCCTTCTTCTTTCTAGCTAATCTTTTTTCTTCAATTGATAAATTTGCGTCTACTTCAACTTTTGGTTTGTCCTCTTTCTTTGGACGTAGGGCTTTCCACTCTGATTTGGGAACGAACACCCATCCGTAATTTGCTACCTTTTGGTCAGCTTCCGTTTCTACTACTCTTCGGATTTCTCCTTCTTTACTTTTAATGCACTTCATAGATTTTATCTCCGTGTTTAATTGTTATTTACTATATTTGTTTATTGTTGCAAAAGTTTTTACCACCCAGCTATTCACATCTCCAAGTGCATCAATAACTTTTATACTCATTGCCTTTTTAATAAAAGATAATTTATCTAATTTAGATACATTTTCCTTATATTTGGCGTTAATCTTCATTCTTGTATTAGATGATATTTCAGGGTTTTCTAATTGCATCAATCTGAAATTTCTTTCTACAATTGGTTTTCCGTCTAAAATATCTTTGTAGATTTTAGGTCCTTTTCCGGCTCCACGTTCTTCGCATAATTCGTATAGTTTATCAAACTCTACTCTTTCCGATTCCACCACTTCCGGAAATCTCTTAATAATTGTTTTAAGACCACACCCACTAATACCATTGATATTATCAGAGGTGTCACCATCAAGACAGCGATATACCATAAAATTGTTGGGATGGATGCCAAACTCCTCAACAACCTTTTGCTCCGTATATAATTTCTTTTTGCTTGGCGAGTAAACTTCAACATTTGATTTAACTAATTGTAAAAAATCTTTATCGGATGACATTACTATCGCTCCTTCATCTTCTGTAACTAATTGTGATGCAATATATCCAATCACATCATCTGCTTCTATATTATCAAACAACATAATATCCACAGGAAGATATTCAAGCAGTTCTATTAAGCCAATCATCTGGCGTTTCATAGAAACACTCTCATCTTCCTTGGACATCATATCTTCATATTGACGATTTACTCTAAAACGGCTTTTACCTCTATCAGCTTTGTATCCACTAAATATCTTTTTACGGCTATCCGAACCACCTTTACCATCAAATACAATGATACAACGAGTTGCTTTGTATTCTCTGATTGCGTAACCTATACTCTTTAGGAATCCAGTGATACCACCGATGTGGTCACCATTATCATCCATTGTGGGATTTACCGTCCATGCTCTGATAAAAGTATTTAATCCATCTACTAATAGAACTTTTGAGTTTAAGGATTGTTTTTTTACTTTTGTATGCTCATCGCTAACCTCATCTAATAACCTTTTATATAACTCGTTCATATGTTTGTTTATTCATCACTTAATACACTCGCATCTACTACCAGATTATCAGTATCTAATGAATCCTTTTTGTATTGTAGAATAGTAAATTCACAAATTCGTTTATAGATTTGTTCTTTTACAGATGGGTTGTTTTCCAATATTTCTTGTAACTCTTTGGCTTGGAACTTAAATTCTTCACCAGTTTCAGTATCAACATATGTGTACCACGCTCCACCTTGCTTAACAAAGTTATAATCTTTCATTGCTCCCAACCATGCTCCATAGTTGTCAATACCTCTATCAAAGAAAATATCAAAATCTGCTGAACGTAATGGTGGTCCTAATCTATTCTTAATAACGTTGGCTCTTACTTTGATACCAACAATTCTCTCATTACCTTTTTCATCCTTTGCTTTGATTTTACCGGTTGATGCTAATCGCAACCGAACCGAAGCGTGGAAAGCAATTGCTTTACCACCCGATGTAGTCCAAGGGTCTGAAAATGCCATTGCGTTCATCTTTTGGCGTAATTGGTTTGTGAATACTAATGTAATCTTTTGTCTACCAATCACATTTGTGATTTTACGCATTGCCTTTGAAATAATGATTGCCTTATCAGTTGCGTATCCATCCTTATCGTAATCAGCTTCCAGCTCTCTCTTTGTAGATGCTGCTGCTACTGAATCAACTACGATAGTTACTAACTTATCTTTATCACCTTTTCTTACTTGCTCAATGATTGTATCAATTGTTTCAAATATATCCTCTACGGTATCTGCCGTAATATATAATAGTTTAGATACATCTACACCAATCGCATCAAAGAACTCTCTACTTACCGCAGTTTCGGTATCAATCAACACTGCAACACCACCTTGCTTTTGCGTTTCCGCTAACACGTGTGCTGATAGTAATGATTTACCACTCTGCTCTAATCCCGTAATTTCCGTAATTCTACCAATTGGAAAACCTCCAAATGGTCTATTGGAAACTGCAACATCCAACATAGTTGCCCCAGAGGACACCCACCCCGTTATATTGGTGGGTGCATCCTCCGAGTCATCATCTAAAAAGAAAGCAACCTTTTGGTCTTTGTATTTCTTATTTAGATTATCGGCAATTTGTTGTGCTAAATCTGCTTGAACTTTTGCCATTATAACTCCTTTTTATTTTATGAATTGAATAAATCTTCAAATGCCGATGCTACATCAACCTTTGTAGAAGCAGGTTTTTCTTCTGCTACATCCCAAGGTAACTCTGTAATTGGCTCTGTTGATTTAGGTACTGAAACAGGTTGAGGTGCTACTTGCTCCTGAACCGATTGTGGTTTAGGTGCTAATGTTTCAGATGCAACCGATGGTGCAGGTGATTCTTCATCCTCATGTTGTGCAGTTGGGTTTAACCAATTTTCTAAAACACCTTTCAATTCAGCGTAAGATAACTCACTATAAATGTCAGTAATTTCCGTCTGCTCATTTAGTAATTTGTTTTCTAACTCTGGGTTTTCAGTTAGTTTTGTTACATTTGGTTTTACTCTGATACGAGTCTCTGGATATGTTTTACCAGCTTCTTCTACGATTTCGATTACCACATCACGACCTTCGTTCTCATCGGTAATATCACCATAATCAGGGTCTGCAATGATTGCAAGAATCTCTTGATATACAGTTTTACCAAATCCCCAAAACTTAACTCCTTCGCTTTCTTGTCCACGAATAACCACAGGTGCGAATGTACGCAATTTCGGCTCCATCTTCTTACCTGCTTTCCAATTTTCAGTATCACCTAATCGTTTTAACTTTTCGGCAAACTCTAAAATCGGGTCAGGTCTTCCAAAAGAAGCTGGTGATAAATAAGTTTTGTTGTTAATGTTGTAATGAAATAAAAGTTCAATAAAAGGATTTTGTTTGTTGAACTTATAAGGAACTATGCGTAATACATATTTTCCTGGTTTTGGTTTCCATAAAGCATCTGTCTTTTTGGATGTGTTTTGCAACGAATTGAGACGCTGCTTGATTGCACTAATGTCCATAATGTACGTTTTTGTTTTTAAGTTTTATTTATTTTAGATTTTAAGATTATCGCGATAAATCTTACACATATAAATATCGGATTCTTAAAATGTTGAAACAAAGATACGAATATTTTTTCGTATCTCCAAATTTAATTGAGGATAATATCATTTGATTTAACTAACTCAATTAACTCTTCATGTGTATATGCTAGAGATTCTGCATAATTTATATCATTATCATATTTTATAAACCAATTTCCTAATTTATTATCTAAATCGTATTCTTCATTTTCACGTTCATACACCGATTTATCAATTACACCATTACCATATGCAACTGCAAACCAACTATGTTCTTCAAATTGAGTAAATAAAAAATCGCTATCATTAATGTTTACAGTTCTTTTTTTCCAACTATTTAAACGTCTTTTCATTTTTGGACTTAATGTGGTTCTTTTTTGGTAATCTCTCCAAAAATCAGTATCATTTCTATCCGTAATATAATGGAATTGTAAAAAATCAATTATTGTTTCGCAAGTATCTCCTATTAGTTTGTTGTAATCATCAATCTCATCTTCATCTATATTATGTATATTATCAGATGTTAGATTTCTCAATTGTGTTATTATCAACCAAATGGATGTTGCTTCAATTGGTTCGGTAAATGTTGAACTTAAACCAACCGCTATACAATTTTTAACCCAAGATGTAACATATCTTCCAGCATCGAATGGTATAACTTTATTGATTTTTATTTCCTGTCCTACCATTTCTTCAACCTCTTTCTTTGCTTCTTCTACGTTAATATATTTGTCATCAAATACATATCCACAACCCCATCTATTCTGTAAAGGTATTTGCCACATCCAACCATATTTCATTGCTACCGCTTTAGTGTATGGTGGTAGAGTATCTGATTTTGGTAAAAAGAATGGTATAGCAGTATTTACTTTTAATTTATCCTGATGCGATTTCCATTCTACACCAAAATGTTTTCCAATAAATAATCTTGCAAATCCGGTACAATCAAAAACAAAATCTGATTTTATTTCAACATCACCACATTTTATTGAACCAATTCCACCATTTTCATTTGATATAATATCGGTTATTTTGGCTTCAATTCTTTTTACACCACGCTCTTCGGCTTTCATTCTTAAAAATTTAGCCAATAAACTTGCATCAAAATGGTAACTATAATTTGAAACAAAACTTACTTTTCCGTTTTCATTGATAAATGGTGATTTATTATTGTAAGCAAGTTTAGAAACCAAACTAATATCATCCATCGTTTCACCATTCGCAATAGCATTTATATACGCATATTGCTGTCCATTATCGGGTAAACCACTTACTAATGTATTTTTTGTTTTTGTAAAATTATAAGGACTTAAATTTGAATCGGAAATTCCAAAACTATGCATATACTTTTTACCATCACCCCTCCAATTTTCAAAACTAATACCCATTTTTAAAGTTGCGTTTGCATACTTTATAAGCTCATTTTCACTAATGCCCAATGCAAATAATATCCAAGGTAGTTGTGGGGTAGAACCTTCTCCCGCGCCCAATATACCAATATCTTCGCTTTCTATAAGTGTTATATTATCTTTTGGACATATGTGTTGTGCATATAAAGCAGTCAACCATCCTGCAGTTCCACCACCAGCTATTACTATTTCCATTATTTACCCCATTTTTTGTTTTGTACGATTTGTGCTATGATTCCATAGACTGATAAGTCCTGATATGTATCCGTAAGTGATTCGCCTACATTATCTTGTGCACCAATAATAATCATTTGTTTTAAGCGGTTGATTTTATCGTTGATACGAAACCATAATCCAGTAAGAGATAGTTTAATATCTGCATCAGTTCTACATTCAGTTCCTACTGAAATGTTACCTGGTCCATAGTTTGATTGTTTTCGGCAGAATAGTTCGTATTGTTCTACCATAATGCGTTTGTATTCCGCAGTAGTTTCTGGATAATCTTTTTCCGCTTGAGCCACTATTTGTGGGTCTGTGTAATCGTTCTGTAACATATTTATTTTGGTTTTAATTAATTTGCAATCCTTCAATCTCAATCACATCAAATACTCTTGTTGTTATTTTTCTAACTCCTTCTGCATTTGTAAGTAATATACAATTTCTGTACTCTTCCCAATCTACCTCATACTTTTCATCCAACATACCACCCGTCTTTTCCATTATTAATTGGTTTAGAGCGTTGATTGTATATAAGGTATTAGTTTGTTTTTTTCTATGTACTAAAATAGTCTTTAACTCGCTTTCTGGATGTTGTCCTTCCACCACCACATTATAAGTTACAAACAAATCGTTAGGGACGTTTTTATTTTGTAAAACATAAATGTAATTATATGCTAATTTATAACTTTTTTTTATAAAATCCAAATTATTCTCAATATCTTTTTTTGTTGAGAACGTACATAGTAACTGCGTCTTTATCATATCTTCATTTTATACTCCTTATAAGTATAAGAAAATGGTATAAATACTATTTTATTCTATGTCTGAATAATAATTTTTTAGAATTATTCTTTTCAGTTTTCAAGTCTAATTGTAGATATGTAGAATCATCTTTACCACTCATATTTACAACAATTTTTACCCCATCATATTCTATTTTAAATGGTTGTTTTGGGTTACAATAGTATTCTGGCGAGTGTACCACAGATTCACCTGTTCTTTTGTTTGTAATCAATGTACTTACACCTTTACCACACCCATGTACCGATTGCCACATTTTTAATAATTGAGATTGTCCCTCTGGTGTTTTTGATATTTTTTCCAATTCTTCTGCATATTTTTTCAAATACTCTTGTCTGTATGCTGTTTTATTTTTATTTTGTTCAGCTGAACTCATTTCGTTTGTCCAACTATACTTTTTATCCAATTCACGCTTAAATGTATCAATTTGATTTCCCGCATCTCCACCAAGATATACTTCACCGGCGTTATTTACACCCGAATTTTTCATGGTTATATTTCTTGGGTCATCGTAAACTTTAAGAGAATATTTTACAAATACAGTTTCTCCAGATTCCGTTTGTATTTCAACCATTATATCAGTTGGGTCTGTTTTTGGGTCTATACCAAGTTTATTTAAAGCAGTTGAACCTCTACCACCAACTTGAGTTGCTTTTATAATTTTTGAATTTGGAAAATTTTGTAATATACTTTCTTTTACAGCATTTGCAGCTTTTTTATTATCTTCATCTGATTTTTTTACATCTCCACCTACTTCTGAATATTTTTTTGCAACTTCATCTCTATTTTTTATATTTTCATTTGATGCATCTAATTCAGCAACTACACCAGCTTCGTTATGTTTTCCACTTAAATCAGCTTTTTGTCTATCTAGAGTAGAACCACGCATTGGAATGTAAATATCATTTTCTTTCATAACCCTATTCATCTCTTTGGTTATTTCATCCCCACTATCACCTGTAAGATATTTTTCATCTACCGGCAATGAATTACTAACATATACTTTTTTACCACCAGCGTGTCCTTGTATTAGATTATATTCAGCCATTTCACGCATTGCTTCAACTTTTTCTTTTTCAGTTGTAGCATTCATAAATTTATTCCAATTTTTAATAAGAATTGCTGCTCTTTTTTGTGTATCTTTATCGCTATTTTTAACTTTTTCGGCAAGTTTTACTAATCTATTAGTTCTATCCACAACCATTGGTTTTGAGAATTTTTTTAAATTATCGCTTTTAGGTGGTTGTTTTTGAGAATTTTTAGAATCTTCTTTTTGTTTATTTTGTTTTTCTTTAGATGTATCACTTACTGCACCTACCGTTGTTTCCTTACCCGCAATTGTTACGGGTGTATCTGAACGCATTTTGTGTTGAGATTTATAATCAGCAAGTGCATCTTTATCTGGAAAATCAAGTTCAGCTATTACATTTTTATACAACTCACCCAAAATATCGGATTTGTACTCCGCAAGTTCGGTAGTATCTAATATTTCACTTAAAATATCTACGTGATTTTTATTTCGTAAATTTACTATACCTACTCTATAAGAAAGTTCTTCTAAAACTTCTTGATAAATCTCATCTAAATTATCTAAAATCATAATTTTCACCCGTTACTATTGTTGCTGGAAACTCTTTTGAGTCTATTATTTTTTCATATATCTGTTCATATAAATATGTAATTTCGTAATTAGGAACATCAAAAACAAATGCATCATAGTTATACATTATCAGTTTTCCCAATCCTTTATACTTTTCTTTTATTTGTTTTAGGATTTGAATGTTTCGTTCCGTTTCATATGCTTGAATTACATAGTTTAATACTTTTGCCGGTGGTGGATTATCTTCACCAAACTTTTCCTTTTTGATTTGTATGTTATAGTGCGGAGTCATTACGAACCCATATCTATCTAAATCTGCTTTGTATTTTAATGCTAATAAATTTACCTCATTAAAAAATGGTAACTCTTGCATTTCAGAACTTACACCACCATATATGGATTGGAATACTAATTGTTTAGCCCCATCTCTTGCACCATCCAAATCAGCTACACCACATATAGCAGCAACCCAATCATAAAAATCTAATTGAGAATTGAATTTACTCATCCATTCTTTAGTTCCAATTTGTGTTTTTATTAAATCAATAAGTAAATGTGGGTGATATGCCGAATAATCTATACTCACTAACTTACCATCTTTGAATCTACTAACGAATGCTTTACGCATATCACTCTTTTTTGGTATAGCCGAGTAGTTTATCCCACCATGTCTATTTGATGGACGTAGTGTGGAAGTATGGAGGTTGTATTCGGTGAATACTAACCCATCTTTATTGATATGTTTTTGTGGTAGTAAATCTCTTAATTTTTCATCTACAAATATGCCTGATTTTTCTATCCATTGGAATACTTTGGTTGCATCTTTTACAAAATTAAATACAGATTCACCAACTCCATCTTCTAATTCATATTGTAATATGTTTTTTATTATACCAACTTGCTTTGATAATGGAATACTATCGTTTAAGTTGTTTTGATATTGTAGTGGTGTACTTCGTTTGTAGAATGATTGTATTTCTCTAAATGGTTCTTCTTCGTTTTTTACATCTGTAATGAATCTGTATAAATCTATGTCAACCGATTGTTTTAATCCAATCAAATGTCCCACACTCTTACCATTTATTAGTGCTTTACTTCGTGGCGATTCTTCTAATAGTTTTAACGCATCTTCTCTTAAACTCAAACCATCGGTGTGGTTTAGATTGATTACATAGAATTTTTGCATACAGCAAACTACAATAAATGATATACGATTGTTTAGAGCATGCTTGTCCACATCCGAAAGTTGAATGTATATTCTACTTGGACGAGTATTAAACTCCAATAAGAAATCATTAAACGATTTAGAATCCTCTATGTATATAACCATCTTACAAATATAACAAAAAGATTTGGTATATCCAAATTATCCTCTATAAAATTTTGTAAGATTTTTTACATAAGTATCTATGTTACCCATAGTTTCTTGTGCGTAGTTGATTGAACGCTGATTTAGTTGTTCTACTTCAAATTTGTTTGTACCAGTTATTTTCCAACGCATTTTTAATTGTAAATAAAAAGGACTACTTGTAAATTTATCGTATAATTCTTTGTTTATTTCAGAAATAACACCAAATGGTTCGTTTCTTTTTCTTACAAAATACCGATAAATAAAACCAATGTTATAATCTTGCTCATTTGGTTGAGCTTCAAATGTTGGAAAACCAGTTTCAACTAATTTCACATTACTCTGTAAAGATTTATATATATCTATATTAGTCATAGTATTAAACGTTAGTAGGTCTATATCTGAATTTAATCGTTGTTTCCCAAGTATCAGAAACTTTATGTGTTACTTCCGTTACTTGAAATACTCCACTTTTATCAAATGGTACTCTATCTATATTTACAACTTTTCCAACAGTAATTCCGGATATACCTAATACTGTTAATTCCAATTCAATTGGTAATAATGGGTTATTTTTATTTAATCCACTATTGCCAAAGTATAAATTTTTACACAATGCGGTATCTTTTAATATAGCACTAACATCTTTTGTTGGTGACCCGTTTGTCATTATATCATCATCTGAATGAATTACAATACAATTATCATCAATTAAAGTATTTGTGGGTGTAATTGGTCCTGCTGTATTAAATCCAGTAATAATGTTTCCCGCAGGAGGTGTTCCTCCGGCTGCAGCGCCTCCAGCCGCAGCTGCTGGTGTTCTTGGAGTAGTTCCATCCGACATTGGAAATTGTGTAGGGACATTTACATTTATACCAGGAATATTACCAAATCCAGTTCCAGGAATAAATCCACCTGTGTTTGCAAATGATGCATCAGGTATATATGATTTTAAATTTAATATATCCGTTGGGTCTTGTTGAAATTTAAAAAATAAATTTTTTCCAATTTCTTTTGATTTTTGATTACCAAGCATAGCCATTGCAATAATTTCCTTTGGTAAATCTGCTGAAAAATTTATGTTTGTTATGGTAGTATTATCGTTAAATAAATGTATAGTTGATGGCATAGCTACCACCGATGGTATTAATGCATAATCAACAATTGTATAAATCATAGTACCATTACTATCCGATTGAACTTGTGGTGCTAGTTCCATTAATCCGGCTCCTGCAACATTTATTTCATCGCATAATTTTTGTATAAAATCACCCATTTTACCATTTTCACCCATACTTTTTGCAACATCTAATACAAAATCAACCTTTAAAAATATATTTTTTATATACCCCCATTTTCCTTTTTCATAATTATTTCTATCTCCATTGTAAATTTTTAAAATACCTTTACTTGCAATTTGTTCTGGAAATTCTTTACCAGATTGTAATTTTAAATTTTGAGTATTTTTAGTATCCAAAACCAAAGTAGCGCCATCAACATTCTGTGCAACTATTGGATTTGCCATTGTTGCGTTTGGAAAAATAACATTTTCAGAATTACTTATTATATTTGGATGGGCAGCTGCTACTGCATTTGATATATCTAACTTATAATCATTTTGTTGCTTTCCTTTTCCTTTGTTTATAGTATAATCTACTAAAAATTCCATACTAATAAACACATCATCACTATATGCATCGTGGTCATATTCTATTACTGGATTAAAAAGAGTACCAATTCTAGATAATAATGCAGAAAAGAATCCTTGATTTGAAAAATTATAATTTATAGTATGCTTTTTTGCTATATCATTTTTTAATCCTAAAAATTGACCATTTTCTAATTCTAATACACGTGCCAAACGATTGTCTGCTACCGAATCTTTGGTTGATGAGTTAGTATTTTTTTTATCCTGTCTATTAGTACCCAAATAAGCAGGTATTTCATTTTTTGTACCAACTACAAATGTAGCATCGACACTTGCATCATTATTTATGGTATAACTAAAATCAATAAGTGGTCCTACCATTACATCTTCCGTACCATCTCCACAAAATTTTTCCCACGTATCTATATTATCTACCAATGTTTTAGCGGTTGGAGCATCTAATCCCTGTGGTACTGAATAATCTGCACCACTACTTCTTTTCTTTGTCCAGCCCCATCTAATTGCCTTTGGAGTACCAATTCGAAAAAATTCGCTATGATATTCCATAGCTCCCATTGATGGGAATTTAATAGTTATATGCCCCTCACGCAATACACCCATACTACCACCGGGTTTTACTTCAAGCCCAACCACCATTGGTGGAAATCTCCAACCCATTTGTCCTGGTACAAATGATGTATAATCTGAATCGTTTCCTATAACAAATGAACCCTTTTGATAAGATATAAACCTAACAAACGGCATTGCACCAGAGAACGTTTGCTTAAAATAAGCAGATGTACCTGATATTGCAGCCGTTTTAGAGGATGGTAAAGGTTCAAATAATGGAAAATGATTCATAACTATTTATATTTTATTTGTAACATTGGATGGATTATTCGGTATTCTTAATTGTAATCCAGGTTCCAATTTTAAATCAACATCCGTCATATTATTATATACAGCAATAACCCACCATAAAGATGCATCTTTATAAAATTGAAATGCAAGCGTATCTAATCTATCATCTTCTTCCGTTATTATTAACACATCGGAATCAACTGCTTTAAAATACGGCATAAGATTTGAATGAAATACTAAACCATTTGCTTTTTTCTGTATATTGAGTTTATCGTATCTTCCCATATTAGTTTAATTATTGTGGTGCTCCACCTAACATTCCAGTTGATGATTTTGGTGTACTTGTTGGATTTATTTTAAATTCATTACTACTATTTAAATCACGTCCTCTTTCAGAAGTTGGTATTAATTCGTCCGTAGTATCTGTGCCAATTGTGTTAAATATACCACTACCATTTGGTGCTTCACCCGAACCTTCGGTTTGCCATTTTTCCGGGTCTAATATATTTGGTACTTCGCTCGTTGATGTTTCACCACCGGTAAATGAATTTTGGTTTATAGTTCCTTCCATACCGGCTTCGTCAGAACCTTGTTTTCCAAAAAATGGTCCAAGTCCTTGTAACTTTTTAATATCCGTATTTCCAGGTTGTAATTTTTTGCCAAAATTTAATCCTGGTAATGATGGTTGATTATAGTCATAAATTGGTTCATTTGATTTAAACATTTCATTAAACCCACTCATAGCACTTGGTATAACTTTATATGTAATATCAAATTCACATATAAATGGGACTTGTGAATTTTCTTGTATTTCCCAAGGTGAATTATCAGGTATTGTTATTGTACAATTTGTTAAAAATCCATAGGATGAATCAACAAAGTTTCCTATTTTTAATTCACATATTTTCCCCTGAATACCATTAGTACCTCCCCAACTAGCCAATGTAAGATTTTGTAAAAATTCTACTTTTTGCCAAAGTTGAACTAATTGTTTTTCATTTTTTGCATACAATTGACCTTTAAATGATATTTCCCTTTCAAATGATTCATAAAAATAAAATTTGTTTGGAGAACCAATCGGTTTAACATCTCCCCAAGTTGGTGTGGGTGTATCAGTTAAACCAGTTAGATTTGACATTAACATTATATAGTCTTTACTATTAACATCTTTTAAATATATTGATATTAAATCTGAATTTTTTTTTGTATTTCCATCAAGTGTCAAAGATGATAATGATGTGTGTCTTTTTGAATTTAGTACATCCACTTCTTCCAAATCACCACCGGGTGTAGCACCGCTTGGAGTTATATTAGCTCCAGATTTTTGACGTTTTACACCTACGAATAATTTTGTATTAATTGCATTTTTGCCATTATATAAAGTACTTTCACCTTTTCCCTGTTCTTTATAAACATTTTTTGAAAATGAAACTTCTTTTAAATCTTCTTTTGTTAAACCTTCAACATCAATAAATTTATATTTAATTCCTTGTATGTTATCTTTGGCTCCTTCATCGTATGTAATATACCCTTTAAATCCGGATGAACCTATAAAGTTTGATAAAGCAGGTTTTAATGATGTATATTTTTTACCATCTAATCTGATTGTATTAAGTTGTTTTTCTGCATTTATACCTTCATATTTTGTATAAAAACGCTCTCCTTCTCGCATCAATTGGTCTTCACCAGTTGCAATACCCGTTAATGTTCCATTACTTTTTCCAAAACTTTTTGTTGCGTAATCGGATGGATATATTGGTAAATCATTATCTTTACTATTTAATGGATTTTTTATTTCACGTAAAGAACCATTCCCACCACCTCTTTTAGAACTTAATCCAAATTTTTTACCAATACCCTGTAAAGCAGAAAATCCAACATTTAATGCCAAATCAATCGCCGCGCCACCTATCCTAACTCTACCACCCTGACCAGGTGAACCTATATTTTGTGAAATTTGTTTTGGTGTTGCAAATGATGTTAATAGATTTCCTATTGCATTTTTGTTGTTATTTACGCCACCATTATATAAACTAGTATATAAACCATTTTTTGTAGATAGACCTAGGAAAGGTAAATCATTTACCTCATCACTTGGAAATTGTGGATTTGTAAATGAATTTAAAGCGTTTCTTACAAAACCACCAACCAAAGTATTATTACCAAATGTACCAGCCAATAAACCTCTTGAAAGTCTATCTACTCCACGTTTTGCCAATTGCATTGGTTCTACTGCACCACGAGTTAAAATTCTAGCAGAATCTACACCATATATTTCAATAACGTTTTCTGCTAATTTTTGATATTGCCTATCATATGGTAATTTTACACCTTCAACGTTTAAACCAATAGCGGGGATGTTTATATTACCAGTTGTTGGTCCTACTTCTTTGGAAGATAGCATATCAGCTTTAACTTTATTTGGGTCAAAGTTAGAATTATTAAATTGAAATTCTCCCAATAAATCTTTTAATTGCTTTGCCATCTTTTAACTATTTTTCAAAAATTTACGCATTCCTCTTGCAATTTCTCTACCATCTATATTCACCACTAACTCTTCACCCATTATAGCATTTGTTAATTTTTTAACTTCTTCAATTAATCCAGCTACATTGGTACTACCACCCGTAGTTGTTTGAGTTGTAGTGGTTGCAGTTCCACCTACCGGTACACCCGCTATACCTAATTCATTTAATCCACTTAAAATAGGCAATGCTAAACCACCACTTGCCGCTACTAATCCTAATGATGTAGCCAATGCAGTTAATGCAGTTGCCATTCCGTATATTGGTGTAATGTTTAATGAAGATAATACTGATAAATTTTCAGTAATCATTCCAAATGGGCTACTAATACTCGATAAACCATTACCAACTACCATCAATGCCGCGCCAAACATACCCAACGCAATTGATGCAAAACCTAATGCAACTGCTCCTAACATAATTGGTGCAGCAAATGCGCCGAATGCTGCTAATGCCAAACCAACTACAACCAATGCACCTGCCAATGATATAATTTCATTAGCACCAATCTTTGTAAATTGTTGTAACGCTAATCCCAATACATATATAGCAGCTGCTGCTATTAATAATGCAGCTGCACCTTTAAGCATTGCACTAGCATTATTACCTGCACCACCAACTGATTTACTTGTTTTATCAACACCGCTTGTATCCATTTTTGGTGCAATTGATTTATTTGATGTAAAACGTCCTGCTGAATCTCTAGCTTTTGTTAAAGAGCCCGCGCCACCTGCTAAAGAAGAACCTGCACTTGATGCATTAACGGAATCTTGTGCAGCTTTTACTGCAAATAATCCAGAAACCCATTTTTTAAGTCCTGTCCATATTTGTGGTAAACTAGTTCCAAATGTATTGAAAGCAAATCCTATATTTCCTAATAAGCTAAATACACCTGGTAATATACCAAGCCATTTTCCAAAACCGGTTGTTCCAATTTGGTCAACCATTGCACTCATTGTATTAAATGATGCCGTCATTGCTCCAACTGGTTTTAGTGCTTCTTTTTCATTAGCAATCATTTGTAGTAACTCTTGGTTTGATACACCAATTGCAGCTGCTAATGCTCTTTTTTCAATTGGAGACATTTTATCATATGCTGCAATACCACCAGCTGCTTTTAACGTTTCGTTCATTGCACCATTTATATCACCAGCATAAGCTAACTCTCTTGCTCTTTGTAAATTTAAATTTCTGCCAAGTATTACAGATGCTTCCATTTCATTAGCAACCGATGTTTGATAATCTAATAAATTATCTGAAATCTTACCAGCAGTTGATAAATCAACTCCTAACCTTGCCGCATTTATAGCTGCATCTTGTAGATTTTTACCACCATTTTTTGAATATACGGCAAACAACTCTGTGTTTTGAGCCAAATCTTTAAATACCTGCGATGGTATTGCACCATTAGCAGCTGCTAATTGAGATGCTGCTTCTAATGAATTTAAAGCTACTTCATTTGATAAATTTGATAAATTACCAAATTCATTTACTAAAACACCAGCTTCTTGTCCACTAACACCCAAACGGGCTGGTAGTAATCCCAAATCAAATGCCAATTCATTTGATATTTTATTTACATTACCAATTCTAGCACCAAATTCAGTTACTGCTCCAACTGCTTCTTCACCCAATATTAAAGATATTGCTGTAAGTTGTGATTTAAAACCAACCAATTGAGCAAAACCACCACCTATTTGAGCATTTATTTTACCAAACTCATCTGCCACATATCCTGCTGCAAATCCAATTACTGTCATTGCACCAGTCCAACTACTAAAAAATACTTTTCCATAATTAATTAATTTTTGGAAAAATTTATTACCAGCTCCTAACTCCTCATTCATTTCCTCATATAACTCTTTTACATCTTTTTGCATATTAGCAAATTTAGATGCTTTTATATACGCTTCATCCAATGATTTCATTTGAGCAATCAATTGTGCCTGTGCTTCTTTGGCTGCTTTACCTTGCTTTGTTCTGCCATCGTCTTTCATATCCTGCAACTCTTTCAATTGTTGCAACATTATTGTATATTGGTTTTGATATTCTTGCGTATATTCTGCTATCTGCGCTGCATCTTCTTTATTTAATTGAGCTAAAGATGTAATTGCACTAATAGCATTGGCAGCTGCTGAATTTGCCGATTTATACTTATCGCTTTGTGCCTCTGTACTATTTGCAATTGAAGTTCCAAAATCAATACCTAATTTTGTTGCATTTCTTAAATCAGTTTGCAAACCACCCATTGCCGAACTTATTGAACCAATTGATGACTCAATATTTGAATATTGGGTCATTTGTATTTTTAGTTCATCTCTTTGTTCTTTTGCAAGAGTTAATCCGAGTGCACGTTGTTTATTTAAAACTACAAGATTTGTGGTTATTTCTTTTAACTCCTTTGCTTCTTTTTCGTCTAATTTTCCACTTGTTTTTTTTAATTCATTTTCTTTTTTAATTAGAGCAAGTTGTCTCTCCTTTGCCGCATTAATTTCTTTTTGAAGGGCTAGGTTAGACTTATTAAGGTCGTTTAGTGAACGAGCATTTGATTGTTCTTGCGTATTATCAGCCATTACTATTAGTTATTACTTTGTCTAATTTGCTTCAATAAATCGCCATATTGGTCTTCAATATTTTTCATTGCTTTTATTGCAGTTGGGTGCATACCAGCTTTATCAGCTGCTGCTATATAGTTATCCGATACACCTTTTTGTAATGCTTTGAAGAAATTATCAACAATTTTATTTAATAGACTTTCTGATAATACGGCTTTATTTTCTTTTAGTTTCATAATGATGTGATTTATCTTATATAAATATCCATAAACAAAAAAAGTTAGGATTTATTATCTCCTAACTCTGTTTGCTTTTTCAATTTGTTCCTTTTCTTCTTTTTTAACTTTAATCAATTGATTCACATATAATCTGCGTATATGTAGTGGTAAATTATATACATCCGCAAATGTAAAACCACCTCCTCCACCCAATATCAAAAAGAATATCTCTTCGTGAAGTTTTAAACTATAATCAATTGGTAGGGTAAAAAAAGCTAATCCCAAATGGGATGTCTAGCGCCTCCGTTTCGCCTGTGATTTCAGATGTGAAATCGTATTTAAGGTTCAAATCAGGTGAGATTAATTTAATATAATCTCTAATTACTCTTGTATCTCTTGCTAACATATTTTTAGCAAACTTATTGATATTTCCCTTATCAGTATCACCATCCACCGATGTAATCATATATTTTAAACGAGTAGATACATCTGAAGTATTATCTTTGTTTTTAGATAATCTTTCTAATGCTTGGATTTCAGCGTTTATATCCTTTTCATCTTTGTGAGTTAATAACTTAAATGTTATTTTCTTTTTAGATGTTGGTAATTCAAACTCATAACGATTTTCTGCATTTAATATACTGAAATCAATATCTTTTGTTTGTATTTCCGAAAGGTCTATTGTTACTTTTTGTCTTTCACCACTAAATGGGTCAGTAACTTCTACTTCATAATCAGGCCCATAACCCAACACACGAGTTGCAAGAAATACTGCATTCTTATCACCAATTACAATATCATCACAATTCACATCCGGTTGAACAATTACCGATTCAAATAATTTATCTAATACAATACCTTTACGGATTAAATTTTGTGAAGAAAGTATATCTTCTTCTTTTGCAGTCATATATTTAATTTCCAAAGTTCCCTTACTTAACGGATTTGATGCAGGATAGCACTTTCCTTCCGATGGTAATGAAATTATTTGAGTTGGAAAATCAAATGTTTTTACTGGTGTTGGTTGTGGTGTTTGTTCCGTTTGTGGTTTCGCCTGAATTGGTTGCGTACCACGTGAAATACTTAAATTCTCTTCCATATAACTTATAATAAATTGTTTTTTATTCCTATTTGTCTAATACAATCTGGTCTTGTACATAGTTCATTTGGTAGATTACCACAAGAACATTTATTTTCATCTATATGTGATGAAAACTTTTGCACACTATCCAAAAGTAATCCTTTAGTTTGAGCAGGTTGTTGCTCTTTGAGTAAATCTCTAATTTCAGTTAATAGAGATTTGATTATTGCAAATTGTCCTAATTCCATAACATTATTTTTGTATATATAAATATACCAAAACAAAAAAAGTGTGTAAAAAATTACACACTTTTCTTAAATTTTTAATTTTGTTAATATTAGTATTCTAATACACAATAATCCATTGAAAGAGTTACTGTAATATTTACAGGGTCATTTGAACTCCAATCCATATCACCAAATTCGGCTGCTGAAATAAATGCTCCTATCAATTTCCACTCTTCTACTTTATCGCCAACTGGTCCTAATGCGTAAATGCTAATATCTTTTTTGTAGAAATCTGCATAACCATCACGACCTGTAATAGATTCATGTGAAGTTCTAATCCATTCCATTACCGCCTGTGCTCCAGATGGAACAATTGGGTCATACAAAGTGATTGTTAAATCAGACCAATCAGATTTTCCTTTAATCTTACGTTTTACGTTGATGTGGTCCAATATTACTGTTTCACTTGTATATTTTGGTCTGTTAGCCGCTTTTATCATAAACGATGGGATACCACCGATTTCCATTACAAATCTATTAGCTAATTTGGGTTCAAAATTTTGATAAAAAATCTTATCATACCCTAATACGTCTGCCATTTTTTATATTCTCCTTATATCTTTTATATAAATATATGTTTTTTAAATTTATTATGCTCCAAAAGTTGCACCAGTTGGTAAAATGTTGAAGTCAATTTGGATAAATTCAGCAGTTTTAGTAGGTTGTAAGAAAATTGCTCCTTGTAATATGTTTCTATCAATTACGTCAGGTGTATTATTTGAATCATCCATTACAACTCTAAACGAATATAAACCTTGTCTTTGTTGGATACCCTCTAAATATGGATTTACTGTGTTTAAGAATCTGTTTCTAGTTTCTGTACTATTTTGTTCAAATACCAAATATCTTGAAGTAGATGCGATATACTTTTTAACTGTAATCAACAATCTTCTTACGTTAATTCTATCTAATGCAGATGGTCTAGATTGTAAAGTCTTTTGTCCAAATGCTACGATACCTTGTCCTGGGAATTGTGCGATTGGGTTTACTTTTCCTTCGTACAATGTATCTCTATCAGAATGAGTTAGACGATTTACTACACCAATTGCTCCCGTAATACCACCACGATTCAAACCTGCCGGTGCAAACCATTCAGCTGCTGAATTATCGTTAGCTGCAAATACCGCTGGCATTAATACCGATGGTGGAACTGCTACCATTTTGTTAGTATTCAAATCAATTGTCTTAATCCAAGGGTAGTAAGTTGCTGCGTAGTTAGTATCTAAACCTTCTGCTACTCCAACTGCTCCAGCGATTGTACCATCTTGTGCTACTGAATCCATAATGTAGAAACAATCAGTACGAGCTTCACACAAATCAATACCAGCTTGTGCTACCGATGTATGTAATGTTTGAATAACACCCGGCATAACTACCAAGTTAATATCATATTCGTCTTGATTAGAAATTGCGTCTAATGCTCTTTGGTATGCTATCGAACCACTTGTACTAGCAGATGATAAATCAAATCCTTGTGAATTTGTGTTTGTAATAGATGAACCTTTAGCAATTGATTTAGCCGGGCTCATACCATCAAAACCACCTTGTAATGCTACTACAAATGCTCTTTTAGCTACCGCATCTGCTGCTGAACCAGTTAATGGTAAACCAGCGGTTACATCTAATGAAAATGCCGATGATGTTGTAAATCCTTGTGGAATTGGTTTTAAGAATTGTGTATTATCTGCTGATAATGTTCCTTCAAAATCAAATCCACCAGGTGTAGTTGAAGATACAGAAGTAGATTTGTAAGAAACATCTACCAATGAACCAGTATAAATACCAGCTGCAATTGGGTGTGAGTAACCAGCGTTACCATATGGTGCAGCCGTTACAGGTATTGCATCTATGTTACCCATTTCAATATAGATGTAACGAGATTTGTTAGAGTAATCACCATATTCGGTAATCTTTCCACTTGCATCAGTTGTTATATATCTATCACCAATTGCTCTTGCAATATAGTTAGGTGATGTTGGGTCTAAATTTAAGTTAGAATAAGTTTCTAATACATATTTTCTCTTATCAGTATCGTTGTACTTTCTAACTTGTAATGTAAATGTTGCGTAATCTGAACCAGCAACTGAACCAGCTGCTTTAACATCTGAAATTACAATTTTAAATCTTGTGTTTTCAGCGTTACCATCTGCAATAGTTTTAACTTTAAATAAATCGTAGTTAGTACCTGCAACTAATTGAGATTGAATGTATGGAGTTGAAGCTCCAACTGCACCCTCACTAAAGTTTTGTAATGGTAAAATTACTGCAGATGCACTATAATGCGTAGTTCCTAAAATATTTTCAAAATAAGTATATGCATATGCGTTTTTAGCTCCCAATGGAGATGTTCCAAAAGTTTTAGTAACTGCATATGGGTCAGCTGGTGAAATTGAAAATTGGTTAGAATCACCAAAAGTACCAATGTGAGTTCCATTTATGCTTAATAAATCAGCAAGTGGAGCAGGTGAAGTAGATGCGGTAATAGCTACATCACTAAATGATGCGGATGTATTTGCCGTTTCGGTATTGTTTAATGTATAAACTAATTTTTTAAATCCACTACCAGATGCTATAACACCGATTGGTCCTAATTCTTTATATCCACCTAATCCAGCAACTCTTACGATTGTTGCTACACCAGTTTCTCTTAAATAATTTTGTACTGCGTTTTCAGTATAGTAAGTGCTATCAACAACACCAAAAATATCTTCAAATTCAGATTGAGTATTTACAATTGTAGGTTTGAATGCTGGTCCCTGCTTTAAAGGTCCGATGAAAACTCCACCGATTGCACCAACACCCTGTGCTATAAAAGATAAATCATTCTCTCTAGTGAAAACACCAGGTGATACGATTTTTTCAGCCATTTTTAATTTCTCCTTTTAATAATAATTTTTTATCTTAATATAAATATATAAGATTGTGATGAAAAGATATATTTGTTTATTGTTTTGGTGTAAATTCCCCAGTATCAATATCTAAATTTCCTTCACCATATTCGGTTTGGATTTTAGATAATAATTCTTTCTCTTCTAAACCAAATTGTTGATATTGTTCTTGTAAGAATTTTTCATCTCTTTCAATTGTAGCTTTCTGAATTGCCAATTGACCTAATGAAATAACAATATCATTAAAACTATCACGTAATTCGATAATTTTATTCTTGTATTCTTCTTTAATTTGCATAACTTATATTGTTTATTTTATATATATAAATATATGGTTTTCTACTCAAACGTTAAAATTTAACCGATTTTTTCTTTAATTTCTTCGATTTGTTTTTGCTGTTCTTTGATTGCTTCGATTAAAAGAGCTATTATTTTTTCATATTGAACTGCAAGGTATCCACTATTTCTTTCTACTACTATTTCAGGTAAGATTTCTTGTATCTCTTGTGCTATTATACCAACATCTTTGCCTTTATGAGAATGTATTTCATCAAATCCTTCTTTCCAATCAAATGTATTTCCACTAATTTTGTTTATTTTAGATAATGCATTTACAATTGGTTCAATTTTTTCTTTTAATCTTCTATCTGATGTATCGTAAGCAGTAATATCACCAGTTGCAGTAATTGAACCTTGTACTGCTATACCACCTGTAAAAGTTCCACCACCAAATGGATTACCCGTCGGACCTGTTGGTCCTTGTGGACCTGTTGAGCCGTTAGAACCAGCAGTTCCTTGTACACCTTGTGGACCAGTTGAACCGTTAGAACCTGCTGCTCCTTGTGCTCCATTAGAACCCGCTGCTCCTTGTGGACCAGTTGGTCCCTGATTACCTTGTGGGCCGGTTGAACCATTGTTTCCGTTTGGTCCCTGATTTCCCTGTGGACCTGTTGAACCATCGTTTCCGTTTGGTCCTTGATTTCCTTGTGGTCCTTGTACTCCAGATGTACCAGAAGTAGCCGCAGTATATGATGTACCATTTATACTTAATGGTCCTAATAATGATAATGAACCAGTTAAACCAAATGAACCAGTCATAGTATGTGCATCATCTAACGAATTACCAAAGTTAAATGAACCTGATACGGATGATTGAGTAACATAATATACAGATGTTGATATGATATATTGTTCGGCAGTAATATTTCCTTTTACAGATAAACTACCTGTTACATTTAATGAGCCAGTAATCGAACTACTATGTATTTGCATTATTAACTATTTTTTAATTTTTGTATTTCGTTTCTTAATTCTACAATTTGAGATTGTTGTTCTTTAATTGCTTCTATAAGTACCGCAGTTAAACCTCTTTCTCTTACCGTTAAATATCCATTATCACCCATTCTTACTAATTGTGGGAATACCTTTTCTACTTCTTGTGCTATAACTCCTATATCTTTCGTAACACCCATAAAGGTTGCGTGGATTGCTTTACCATTCCATTCGTATTCGTATCCGTTTAATCCCATTACCTTATCTAATGCCCCAGCGATTGGAGTTAGATTATCTTTTAACTGAATATCAGATGGAGTACCAAATGATGCAACATCACCACTTGCTACTATTGAACCAGAAACTTGTAATCTATCAGTTGTATTATCAGATGCAACAGGTCCAATTAAAACATTAGTACCATTATCAGTAATTTGAGTTGCAGTTCCTAATGTAGATGAGGTTGCAAATTTAACTACTTTATTTGTAGTTCCACTTACACTCACCGTACCACCAGTTGCCGATGTACCCGATGTTCCACTTGCTCCAGTTGCTCCTTGATTTCCTTGTGGACCGGTTGGTCCAGTTGAGCCAGCTGCTCCTTGTGGTCCAGTTGCTCCTTGTGCTCCACTTACACCCGATGTACCAGTTGCTCCTTGATTTCCTTGTGCTCCGTTTATTCCACTTGTACCATTAACTCCACTTGTACCATTAACTCCACTTGTACCACTTACGCCAGATGTACCAGATGTTCCGTTTGCTCCCGATGTTCCGTTTTCTCCATTTGAGCCAGTATTTCCTTGTGGTCCTTCTGCACCTTGAGGTCCTAATAGACCAGTTGCACCCTGATTACCTTGTGGACCAGTTGGTCCTTGATTACCCTGTGCTCCACTTGTACCGTTTGTTCCAAAGAAAGTACCATTTACACCAGATGAACCAGATGAACCAGATACCCCCGTTCCTACACCAAATGTAAACATAGCATAACCAGCGAATGGAACACTAAATGTTATTGTTGTTTGGTTTATAGAATCGGATTTAATTGATTGTGGTATCATTACATACCCATTAACATCATATACGGTTACTGATGGGTATTCATTTCCTAAAGCATGGGTTATTACCCAATTTGTATCTTCTACTACTTGTGTATGTGTGTATGCCGAACCATTTGTTGTACCCGATGTTCCAGTTGTTCCCGATGTTCCACTTGCTCCTTGATTTCCTTGTGGTCCAATTGGTCCTAAATCGGAAATGTTAATCGTTCCTTGCATTGAAGAATGGAACTGACAAACATAGTATAATGTACTAGGAGCATTGTATGGTATTGCAAATGTAATAGTACCGCTTTGAGTTCCATTATTTGTTACACCACTATTATATACATTACCAGAACTATATGCTCCAGCAGTAGTTTGTATCCAAAACGGATGACCTGTTGCACTTACTGTAAATGTATATGTAAATCCACGTATTAAATTTAAAGTTGGATTAGATGCACCATCTATTGTATATGCAGATGCTCCACTATTAACAACGCTAAAGTTTCTTGCTCCACTTATTCCAGATGTACCAATTGTACCTTGCGGTCCTTGTGCTCCATTTACTCCACTTGTTCCATTTGCTCCGTTTACTCCGGATGTACCATTTGTACCATTTGCTCCAGATGTTCCACTTACACCCGATGTTCCATTTGTACCATCTAAACCAGAAGAACCCGATGTTCCGTTGTTTCCACTACTTCCCGATGAGCCACTTAATCCACTAGTACCATTTTCACCCGAAGTTCCCGATGAGCCACTTAAACCATGTGTTCCACTACTTCCAGATGTTCCGTTTACACCACTTGTACCATTTGCTCCAGTTTCTCCTTGAACTCCTTGTGGGCCAGTTTCTCCTTGGTATCCTTGTGGACCAATTGGTCCTTGTCTACCTTGAGAACCAATATCACCTTGTGGTCCGTTTGGCCCTTGATTACCTTGTGTACCATTTGGTCCTTGATTACCTTGCGGTCCGATATTTCCTTGTACTCCGGTTTCTCCTTGTGTTCCCTGCGTCCCTTCAATTCCTTGATTACCTTGAGGTCCAGTATTTCCTTGATTTCCCTGCGGACCAGTTGGTCCTTGATTACCTTGCGTTCCATCAATACCTTGATTTCCTTGTGGGCCGATTGTACCTTGATTACCTTGTGTTCCTTGTACTCCCTGCGTTCCTTGTGTACCAGTTGGTCCTTGATTTCCCTGCGTTCCATCAATTCCTTGATTTCCTTGCGGACCAGTTGTTCCTTGATTACCTTGAGGTCCAGTTATACCCTGATTTCCTTGTGGACCAGTTGGTCCCTGATTTCCTTGCGTACCTTGTGTACCTTCAACTCCTTGAGTTCCTTGTACTCCCTGCGTTCCTTGTGTTCCTTGAACACCATCTATACCTTGTACCCCTTGTGGTCCTTGTGTACCTTGTGTTCCATTTACACCCTGCGTTCCTTGTGTTCCTTGAACACCTTGATTTCCTTGTGCTCCAGTTGGTCCTTGATTACCCTGTGTTCCATCAATTCCTTGATTACCTTGTGGACCAGTTGGTCCTTGTGCTCCTTGCGAACCATTTATACCAGATGTACCATTTATACCCGATGTACCATCTACACCAGTTGTTCCCGATGTACCATTTGCTCCAGATGTACCTGATGTAGAACCAAATACTCTATCAACTTGCTTTGCACTTACCAAAATAGATGGTGCAAATGGTCTATTAGGTGAAACTTGAGCTGCTGTGGATATTAATTTAATTGTGTTATCAGCTGATGAAAAACAAATCTCAATAAAATCATTAGCATTTGCTTGTATTAAAAATACATTAGTAATTGCTCCTATTGAATTTGCATCACGTATCGTTCTTTCTAAATTTGAACCAGAAATGTTTGTTCCATTTAATTTTGCCCAAACATCAACTATATCAGAACCAGGTGTAGTTTTTGATATATTTGCAG